CACTTGCAGCAAGAACATCTGCTTTGGCAGTATATAGCGATAAGTTATCTGTTTACAATCAGGAGGTTGCAACACTAAATGAATTACAAGATGACTTAGAATTAGCGCAGGAAGAAAAAGATGCTGCAGAAAGCACATATGAAATTGCAGAACTAAACACTGCTTTGACATTAGCAGCAAAAGATTTATCAATTGAAAACTACAATAATGCAATTGAAGATATGAATGATGCTATTACTGCTGCTGAAGAAGAGTACGAGGCTCAATGGGATTTTGAAGAAAAGCAGAGAATTAATGCTGCTATTGCTACTGCTCTTGCAAACCAACCACAGCCAACACCTACACCAGAGGTTACAGTAGAGCCTACACCAGAACCAACTCCAGAACCATCAACTGAGCCAACAGAGGAACCTACTGATGAACCTACCCCAGAGCCTTCTCCAGAGCCTACCAATGAGCCTACAGAAGACCCTAAGCCAGAGCCAACTGAAGAAACAACTCCAGAACCAGAACCAACAGATGAGCCAGTTGTAGACCCAACAGAAGAGCCAACTCCTGAACCACAACCAGAACCAACTCCAGAACCAGAACCAACAACTAATCCTGAAATAGAAGATGAAGAGTTGGCTGAACTTATTCCTGAAAAAGGTACAGGAACAGCAGAAGATTTATCTGGAGTTATTGCTAACCTTACAAGCAAGGATAATAAGTTAGTTACACTTTCACCTGAGCAAGTAGCAGCAGTTAGCCAAACCCTAAAGTCTTTGACACAAGAAGCAAAGGCAGAGATTGCTGGAGACCTTGGTATCAAGGCATCAGAAGTTGCACAGATTGCTGAGCAGATGAAAGATAACCCAGCACTTGCCTCAGCATTTGTTGAGTTCGCAGAAAGAGCGGGGGATGCAGGAGAAACCCCAATGCCATTTACATTAGCAGATGCAGTAACAGAAGTACAAACAGAAGCATTCTTGGCAGATCCATTGGGAGCAATTACAAACATAGATTTTGAAAAAATTCTAAACCCAGCGGAATGGGGAAAGGATATGACTGACGACCAAAGAGAAAAGGTTCAGGAAGTCATAATTCCAGTAATTATAGTATCAAACATTGTTAGTTCTGTTATGTCAATAAGGAGGTTATAATAGGATGGTTATGAATAAAGTTAAAGAAAGTATAAAGGTGATTTTAGGCAAAATAAAGATGCCTAAAATTACAATGCCTAAAATAAAAATACCAAGCATTAAAATCCCAAGCATCAAAATGCCAAAGTTTAAGATGCCAAAGGTAAATATTCCAAAAATATCTATTCCAAAGATTAAAATACCAACAATAGATATGGAAAAACTAAAAGCATATGGTGCAAAGTATTTTCCTATTATTAAAAAAGTATTTGAAATTTTGGTAAAGATTGTCAAAGGATTTATTTCATGGCTTTGGAAAGCAGTTAAAGAAAGTATTGCTCAGGTTTGGACACTACTTGGATTCTTTATTGCATGGCTTACCCTTACAGGGACAGCACAGCAGGTAGTTGGAATGGCAACATTAATTGCTACTGCTATCTGGCTTGTAACAATTCCATTGCGTGAAGAAAAAGAAGATTAGGATAGTTATTGATATGAAAAAAGTAGCAGCCCTTTTATCAGCAACAGTATTATCATTAATGTTAACATCTTGCGGAGTGCTAGAAAATAGATATCGTTATGATTGCCATGACCCTGAAAACTGGTATAATAAAGAGTGTAATCCACCAATCTGCCAAGCAGATGGATTATGCACTAAAGACATACTTGGTTTTGATCCTACGGAGGGTAGCGTAAATGAGTAAAAAAAGATATACATCAGATGAACTAGACGCACGACTAAAGTTTTTTCTTGGTATGACACTAGGAACAATCTTGTTGTTTACAACAATGGGAATTTTGTATGCCCTTGTTTTTGTAACACAACCAATTGGAGAGCAATCAGAAAATGACAAGATGTTCTTTAATGTGTTGTCATCTGTTGCAACATTTATTACTGGCACACTTGCTGGTATTTTGATTGGAAAAAATGGCGGGGGTTCAGATAACTCACAGCCTAATCAAGTATCTGAGCCTATGACTAATAGCGTTGTAGATGATCTTGATGAAATTGATGATTTTATTGAATAAATAATACATTACTTGACACCCCTTCTGGGAACTGGTATACTTAAATATACCTAATCTGGGAGGGGTTTGTAATGACTTGCATTGTTGCTCTACGCCATGAAGAAAAAGTTTATATGGCTGGAGATCGTGGAGCATCAGATGACGGAGTTATTCTCTCACTTCAATCACCAAAGGTTTGGAAAGTTGGACCGTACTTAATTGGTTATGCTGGATCAATGGACGGTGACAGAATCAGACACAATTTCAGACCATCAGCACCTAACATTAAAGACACAGACAAGTTTATGCACACAAAGTTTATTAAAGAACTTCGTGAATTTTATAACGAGTTTTGGATTGATACATCTAAAGAAGGTGAACTTAGTTTAATCATTGGTATCCGTGGAGAAATCTACGAGCATAGTTCTGGAGATATGTCTTTATCTAAATACTCTTTGCCATATATGTCTATTGGTTCTGGATCAGAGTATGCTTACGGAGTTTTGTATGCAACAGACAAACAAAAAAATGCAAGGAACAGAGTAATTCAAGCGGTCAATGCAGCAATTAAATTTAATCCATCGTGCATGGGTCCAGTTGACATCATAAGTGCCTAGGAGTATACTTGGTATATGAACGAAGAATTTGAAGAGATCCTAAAGGATATTCAGAATATAGAGTCAAATTTTGATGAGTTTGAGATTTGGCTTGAAAACGGAATTGAACGGGGATGGATAACTGAACCTTTCTGCAATACTCATGAAGGTGATCCCTACATGACAGAAGAAGAACAGCAAGAGTGGGAAGAGGGCGGAGACCCTTGCCAAGTAGTAATTAAAATCAAAGAAAATTAACATGGAGAAAAAATGAAAAAAGTAGTGGGTTTGTTAGCATTAGTGTTTGGACTTGTATTAGTTCAACCAGTTCAAGCAGCAGAAAATCAAACAATTGCAATTATTGATATAGCAATTGACTCATCAAAGTTTACAAATGTCGTTTATGAAGTTTGTTTTACTTTAAACACTTGTCCTAATGGTAAAACATTAACAGATTCAAAAGGATCTTATTCTTTTTCTGAGGGAAAAGGAACTGCATCAGTAAATAATTTTAATATTGAAGGTGTTGGTCATGGTTACAACATGGCAAAAATTGCAACAGTAATTAATCCAAATATTAAAATTGTATTTATTCGCATTTCGGATGAAGAAGTTTATGACACATTTTCAATGATTACGCAACATGGAGTATCAATGGCTCGTGCTCTTGAATGGATTTCAATTAACTCATCTAAATTTAATATTAAGGCAGTATCTATTAGTCAGTCTAGAAGTAACTTTCCAGCAGGAACCTGTCCAAAAGATATTTTAGTTGAGTCTTCCGTTGCTACTTTAAAGTCAAATAATGTTGCAACCTTTGTAGCAACTGGTAACGATTCAAAGAAAAATCATATCGGGTTTCCTGCTTGTGTAACTGGAGTATATTCTGTTGCTGGTGCAGATGCTAACGGAAAAGTGGTTTCATTTAGTAATATTAATAAAACTACAAAGATTATATCAAGAAATTGTGTTAATTTTATTAAAAAGTCATGTTTAAAGATTCCTGATTATCGTGGCAAAATGACTGCAATTGATGGAACTTCAGTTGCAACAGTAGTAGCAGCATCTTTAGCAGTCAACAAAATTAAAGATGAATCTTGGGATGTATTTGTAGGTTCATTACCAAAAATAGGGAAATATGCTTCTCTTTTAAATTAATAGGTTTTGGTCTGTAACTCAGTTGGTAGAGTGCCGAACTGTTAATTCGGAAGTCGCAGGATCGTGACCTGCCAGACCAGCAACGCAAAAGTAACTCAATTGGCTAGAGTACTACCTTGCCAAGGTAGATGTTGCGGGTTCAAGTCCCGTCTTTTGCTCCAAAAGTTTGATATAATATATATGTACCTGCCAATTGGGGGTACATAACTTATTCGCTTGAAAGGGGAATAAAATGGTAGTAACACATGCAATGGATCTATTCAATGATCCTTTTTTTATTGGCTTTAACAGAGAGTTAGGCCGCTTAAATACCGCACATAAAACAAACTCACAATCATATCCTCCATATGATCTTCTTAAATTAGATGAGGATACATATAGAATCTCTTTGGCTATCGCTGGATTTTCCAGGGAAAATATTGATATCTCAGTAGACAATGGAACTCTTATTATTAAGGGTGAAATCGTAGAGGTAGTAGATGCTGAAGTAGTTCATAAGGGTATTGCTGGTCGTAAATTTGTACGATCATTTGCTCTTGGAGAATATATGGAGGTAACTGGTGCAGAAATGAAGGATGGTATGCTACATATTAATGTAGACCGTATTATTCCTGAAGATAAAAAGCCAAAGACTATTGAAATCAAACTTGCTAAAAAGTAGTATATAGGCTATAATTGTATAAGAGACCTAGGCATGTCTTTATAAACTGCCCCTTAATATTAGGAGATAAAAAATGGCAGCAAAGGGTAGTCTAGAAGCAATCATTGAGGTTGCAAAGAAAGAGTTAGGAACCATTGAAGGTCCTAAAGATAACGAGACAAAGTATGGTAAATGGACTGGTGTTAATTTTCAACCATGGTGCCAATCATTTGTTTCGTGGTGTGGTTTTACATCTGGATTAGATGCAAAGAAGTATCCTAAGTCTGCATCAACTGTTGCAGCAGCAGACTGGTTTAAGAAAAATGATCGTTGGTCAGATGCTCGTAATGATGATCCAACTCCAGGAGACTGGATTTATTTTGATTTCCCAGACGATGGTGTAAACCGTATTTCACATGTTGGTATTTGTATTAAAAATAATGGCGATGGAACTATTCAAGTTATTGAAGGAAATACTTCAGGAACTGCAAAGGGAGATCAGCGTAATGGTGGAATGTGCGTAGAGAAGACTCGTGCATATGTAAAGAACAATAAGGCTAAGTTAGTTAATGCCGTTGTTGGTTGGGGTCGTCCAGTTTATACTGGCGAAGAAAACCTTCCACTTCTTTCTAAGGTTGGATCATCTGATGCTCCAATTAAAGCATCTGCTCCAGTATCTTCAACACCTTCTGCACCTGCAGTTAAGAAAGAGTTTAAGCAGTTTAAAGAAGGCGCAAAGGGTTCACCTGTTAAAAAGATTCAAGAAGCACTTGGTTTAAAGGCTGATGGAGTTTTTGGTCCAGGAACATCTAAAGCAGTTAAAGATTTTCAATCTAAGTCTAAACTTCCAGCAACTGGAATTGTAGATTTAAAAACATATAAGGCTATTTTGAAGTAATGCCAGTATATGAATACAAATGTACAGGACAATGTTCTGAAATTGTAATCAAGCAAAGATCTATTAAAGATGCCGATCCAGGGTATGAGTGTGAAACTTGCACTCTACCACTGGAACGTGTATACTCTAATGTAACAGCAGTATTCAACGGTAGTGGATTTTATTCCACTGATAACAGAAAGTAGCGGTATACTATGAACATGACAATGACAAAAGAAGTTGTTCAAGAAGAATGGATTCTAAATGCAACAGACAGATGCGATGCTTGTGCAGCAGAAGCACTAGTAAAAGTAACTGGATTATCTGGAGACTTAATGTTTTGTGGACATCACTACAATAAGATTATGGATAATAAAGAAGGCTACAAGAAGATGATTTCTTTTGCACTTTCAGTTGTTGATGAACGACATAAACTTATTGAAAATAAATCAAAGGGACAGGACTACTAATGTTTGAATATTACGTAAAGAAAGTAGAAAACGTAGTCGATGGAGACACCATTGACGTTGTTATTGATTTGGGATTTGATATCATGTTTGCATCTCGTGTAAGACTTGCTGGTATTGATACACCTGAGTCTCGCACAAAGGACACGGCTGAGAAGGCTCTTGGACTTGAATCTAAAGAGTATTTAAAGAAGCACCTTAAGGATGCTAAGTCTGTTGTAATTAAGACTGAAAAGATTAACTCATCTGAAAAGTTTGGAC